ATAGGACCCCCCAGCCGTCGCTCTATCGACACACCCTACGCTACCATATGGCGAAGTCGTACCTTCGATCGAGTCGAAGCCAGCTTGTACGGCTGCATTCGTAGCGTTACCAGTCGTACCCGTACCTTTAGACGTACCGCCAGATTTTTTATTCATAGCTTGGATTCTCTTTCTGATTTCTTCGTCGCCTCGATCTTCGACCGTAATTTCTGGTTGTTGTTTATCGAAGTAAATAATATCGAGATCCATCAAATGTTTATTATTATTAAAGTGATGAGTCACGGCTTGAACGTATACTAACTCGTTAATAATCTGATCACCGATATTAAAGTTTAACCAGATACCGGAACCAGGTCGTATTTCGGTATGTCCTAAACAGTCTTTTAATCGTAACGTATGTGTTTTACGAGCTAAACCATCGAGCATTGTCTTAGCGTATTCGATAGCGTTAGTCTTCTTGTCGTCTGGTTTATATACCTTTTGTAATACGCCCCATTTTTGCGTCTCGTTCTTAGCATAAGCCGCACCGGTACGCCAGAATTTCTTCGTTTCTTCACCGTTCTCAGTCGCTTTCGCTTCACGTACGACTAAGACTTGCGTAAACGTATCCTCGATCGAGGACGTATATTCGTAATCGCCGACTTGACTCGCATCGATAAGAATATCGGTAATCATATCGTTTAATTCTTTAACGACGAGTAAGCCTTTATCGTCGTAAGCAAGGAATACCGGCTTGCGTTCTTTCATCGCTTCGTCTTGCTTCTTATATTTGTCAGATTTAGAGAGTTCCGCTATCGCTGCGTCTTCTGTATAACCATGATCAGTCAGATATTTAATGTCATTTTTCTCATAATAGGAACCATTAGGTGCCACTTTGTCAGAGTCGGTCTCTTTCTTGACAGGTTTTAGTTTCGAGTCCTTAGTGGCGTCCCAGGTCTTAACTTTATACTTCGGAGATTTAGCGAGCTCGGCTAACGCATCCTCTTGTTTATAGCCGTGATCGGTAAGATATTTAATATCGTTCTGTTCGTAATACGTACCGTTCGGCGCCGTAAAGTTACTATCGGTCGGCTTCTTTAACGGTTTCATGACCGGTATCTTAGGCGAGTATATATTCGTCTGCTTCAACATATCGAGGATAATATCTTGATACGTTTTACCGTCGTAGATGTATTTAATCTTATAGGTCGTCGGACTAATATCGCCTAATTTAATAGCCAAATCTTCGGCTAAGGCTTTAATTAATTCCGACGCTGTTTTCGTTCCGTTAAATACGTAATACCCTTCTGACTTTAAGTATCGACATTGATCGTAAGCCGTTACTTCGATGAAGTTATCCTTAGACCGTTTCTTCTCGAAGATATAACCGACGAAGACTAATTCGCCATTAACCTTAAAGTTAACGAGGTCGCCTTCTTGGATATCGAGGACTTTATCTTTAAAGACTTTAAAGTTTAATTTAGCCGGAGCCAGATCGGGACTACGATCTAACGTAACCCCGTCTTCCGGATCGAGTAAGTACATATCCTTCTGATCGTGCATAACGGTTAATTCATAGTTAACACGGAGAGGAGCTTTCGTTATTTTTGCTGAATTAAATTCATCCATACGTCGTTACCCTTTCCTTCGTTATACATACTTAATGCTTGTGTCGCACCGAGATAACACGGTACGGCAATTTTATTTAAAGCGGCGATTTTAAATAGGTTATTCGTATCGCCGAATTGCTGTTTAACAATTCGCTGTAACGTGGACTTATTAAACCCGTTAGGAGATTCGACCTTCTTCGCCGGTACTTTATCGGTCGCTCTATCGGTCTTAACCGAAGCACTAGCCGTACCGTCTTTGTTCTCCTCGATCACGAGTTTTTTCGTTCCGTAGTCTCGCCATTGCTTTAGCTTAATCGTTAAGTAAGAATCGAAACCGTAATCATGATCTTCTTTAGAAGACAGATCTTCGATCGTTACGCGTTCCGTAATCATACTTAGCATTTCGCCGTTAGGTTTCATACGAACGACGGTAAACTTAACCGGATTGCCGGCTGCCTTCATGCCGTGGAATCGATTCATATAGTACTCGGCCTTTTTACCACGTTCTAACATCGACTGATTAAACGGATACTTAGAATTCGGTAAGAGTATCTCGAAAGAGTATTCTGTTAAACCGAGAGGTTTCGGTACCGTTACTTCACCGGTCTGCAATAAGTCGATCGTTTCGTTTTTATTGCTATAACTAATCTCGAGAGATTTAGGAGGTATCGGTATTTGTACGTTATCTAAATAGAAATAATACATTATGTTAAAGCCTCCCCGGTATTACGTTGAAATGCATTCGCTAAGCCGTTAGCGAAGCTAGTACTGAAATCGTTATAATCGACACTAGAATCGATATTGTTATTATTCGTAACGTTTAAATGAATAGTACGTTGAGACCATGACTTAATAGCGTCATTCATAACGCCTTTATTTAAAGTATTAATCTCATCGGCTGTTAATTGAAGAGCTTTGGCCGCCTTCGCTGTGTTCTTGGCCGTCTTTTTCGTATTCTTAGCCGTGTCTTTAGCAGCATCGGCTACGGCGTCACGTTTCGTGCTTTGATCGCTATTAGTAGTATCGTCGTTACGTTGGCCAGGATTAAAGATACCAGAGAATTTACCGACTAAATTATCGCCGGCTAATTGCCATGCACCAGCTGTTTCACCAATATCTTTATATTGCATCTTGTAGTCATCGAGAGGACCGGCATCGACTTGCACTTGGAATTTAGATGCTACGACATGACCGACACCGTCTAATAATTTCTTAAGGAACGGTACTTGCTTCATAACGTCGAGCATCGCATTAATGCCTTGTACAGCAAATTCGACTAAGTTATTCCATAAGCTACCGAATAAATTCTTAATAGCTTTTGCTGGATTATTAAATACTGTGGCTATAAAGTTAGCGAAGATAATAAAGATATTCCATACAAAAGCAATTTGATTATAAATAGCAGCCCATAACGCACCAAATACACCAGCAATCACACCGACTACGGTATAAGTAGTACCGGCCCATTCGTTATACATATCGATAACGAAATATAAAGCGGCTACTATACCCATAATAGCGAGAGCTACCCATGTTGCCGGACATGCTAACATAGCAGCATTTAATCCCCATTGTGCAACGGTAGCAACGACAGTCGAAGCAGCCGCTACTAACCAGTTAGCAGCATATACAAGAGCTATCGTAGCTAATGCAAATAAAGCGGCATGTACAAACCATGCATTTTCTTGTAGCCAGCCAAAGACTTGTTGACCGACTGTTAAGATTTGCTTAAATGCATACGATATTTCATTAAATACATTCTTAATGATCGGAGCTATATATTGAATATTGTTTTCGATACTGTCGACGAATTGTCTAAACTCTGGAGAATTAGCTAACTCATTAACAGCGTCGAATAACGGAGCAAATGCATACTCGGCAACCGATTTAATATCGGTAGCCCAATCGGCAAATGTATGAGGCATTTTACGATAGGCTTCTTCGATATCGTCGGCATTTTCGAGCATAGCCTTCTTAATGACTTCGGCCGTAACTTTACCTTCGGACGCTAGTTTCTTTAACTCACCACGAGACACACCCATCGTTTTAGCGATAATGTTTTCGATCATCGGAGCATTTTCGGCGATAGAGCGGAATTCATCGCCTTGTAATTGACCAGATGCTAAGCCTTGTGTCAACTGAATCATGGCATTCTTTTTATTTTCGCCAGTCGTACCACCAATCGCCATAACTTTATTGATCTTTTCAGCAAAATCTACGGCTTCTTTAGGATTGGGGAACGCATCGTGTGCCGATTGTGATAATGTAGCTACCGTTTCGGCCATCGATGCATATTCAGTACGAGACCGTCTAGCCGATTCATAAATTTCTTTATTTAAGGCGGCTACGTTGCCTTCTTCGCCGACGATTAAACCGAGTCTGGCTTGTATCGATGCAAATTCTTGCGCTGCATCAAACACATGGCCGATCGCATCGCCTACTTTTTGAATAGCAGCGGCTGCAATATTAGCACCGAGCGAGCCTAAAAAGATAGCTTTTAAATTCGATAAAGAGCCGTGTGCTTGATTAGCAGCATTGCCTGTATGCGTTACTTGCTGTGCAAAATTCGACATACTAGACGATGCCGTGCCAGCCGTTTGACTAATATTGTTAAGAACAGGAGAAACACCGTTATTTAACTTAATCGTGTTAGATAATATAGACATATTCTACTCCTGATTTATTGCGTTTTAATTCTTTAGAAATATGGTCACGCTCCTTTTGTCGTATAGCTAAGGACGCGAATATAAAATTGCGCTCCTGTTCATCCATAGAGTTTAGTTCGAGCGGACGTATATGTAAATCTTGGAGGGCCCTATGGTAGAGATATGCCTCGGGATTCTCCTCTATTAGTTTTTTAATTCATCGATATCGTTAGCCTTAGTGCCGGCCATAACTTCTTGAAGAGCATTCGTTAATACTTGTGTTTCGCCTGGATATAACATAACGCTTAATAATTCATTAGCAGAAGATACACCATAAGAGTCTTGTAATTCTGCATCGTTAAGAGATGGATATAATACGACAGCTTCGAGGAGTTCGGCGTTAAGATTTTCTTCGTTAACGACAGATTCTTTCTTACCGTTCTTAATAGTCGTTTTGGTGTTGCGTTTCGTGATTTCTTCGACGCGTTTCGTACTAATTGGATGTAGTACCCATTCGATAGGACTGCCGTCTTCGTTAGTAAAGCGTTCAGATACGACTACCTTTACGTCGGGTAAAGATTTAGCATTAGATTTAAAGAATCCGTTTAAGGACATATTTTTGATATCTGCCATAGAGGTTAATCTCCTTGATATAGAATAATAAGGAGCCATGAGGCCCCTTATTTACGATTTACATATAATGAATTAGGCTTGCATACCGTCTAATTCTTTAAAGTTTTCTGGAATTTCAAGACCTTCGAACGTGAAGTCTACGTCTTGTTCTAAGTATTTACCGTCGGCATCGGCTAACGTAAGGTCGAAGTTATCGATGTTAACACCTTTAATCACGACTGTACGAGTACCGGCTGCGGAATCAGAATCTTCGTTAGTAACTTGAAGATCGAAGTATACGTCTTTACCTTTATTCATGAAATCAGTCATTAAATCGGTAAAGATAGGCGTATTATCATACACTGTCATAGAGCCAGTACCTTTAGCACCGGTAGACTTATTACCTTTAGTGATACGACCTAAGATCGCTACTTCTTCTTTAGTTTTGTCGACTTTAATAGTGACTTTTTTAGCGTTAAGTAACAAACGACGTTTACCGTTAATAGTCATGTAAGCACGAGCTTCGACTGCACGGATAACGTCTTTTGCTAACATAGTTTGAGTATTTGCCATTTAAAACTCCTTATTTCACAATGCAAGTAGCGTACAATTTATCCATAGCGACTGTCGGATTGATTTCGTAGTTAACGAGTACGGAACCTTTTTCGTCGCCTTCTTGAGGGATTTGAACGTCTTTAGATTCAAATTCCTTAATTGCACGTACTTTAGCATAATCTTCGAACAATTTAACGATATCGTTCCATAAAGCGATACGACCGTCTTTATCGTTAGGAGTTTTGCCTAAGTAGTAGTTATTAAATAAACGAGCTACGTCATAAGCAGAATTATCGAGTACTCTGATAACTTGATTAAGGGCAAAATCTTTCGTACGTTCTTTAGAAAATTCTGTGAATGTGTTAACGTCTTCAAGGATACGAGTATTACCTTTTACGTTGCCAGATGCAGAATCAGCTACGTTATGAAGTACCAACTGACCGTTTTTAATAAATTGTTCGAGTTCGTATTGTTTGTATTGAACATTGAAGTTATATTCGCCGTCGTAAATCTTATTAGTTAAGGATTTATTAATCGGGCAAGATGCTTCGACGCCGGTTAACCAATAGACACCAGCTCCAGGTTCAGCTCCAGAGTCGCTTACCTTATTAGCTAAGGAGATAATACCTTCGTAATTAGCTTTCGTATTATTGAATAAAACGACTTGGAATTTTGCACCGGTAGATTCGCGAGCACGTTTAGCGAATGCGATAAATAAGTTTTGAATTGTTTGATCGGAACCAGCATAACCCAATACGTTGAAGTAGAACGGTTCGATCAATTCGATATACTTTTGATAATCAGATGCTTGTACTTGAGTACCGTTAGTACCGCCATTCAAGTATGTAGCTGCTTGAGCTGTGAATGCGGACATTTCATTGAATGTTACGTATGCGTTATTAACGAGTTCTTTAGGCGTAGAAAGACCAGTTTGTTCGTCGACTTTCTTAACGACATCGTCTGTTTTAAGATAAGTCGTTACGACGAATTTAGATGCATCGTTAATATCGGCAGAAATAGCAACAGCAATATCATTGCCACGTACACCACCGCAAGTCGCTGTAGCGACGGTAGATTGTGCTTTAACGGCATCGGAGTTTAAACGATATAAATATAAAGTTTTAGTATTGATGAATAAGTCACGTAGACCTTTCATTTTTTCATGAGAATAATCGTAGCCGAAAATACGAAGTGAATCCTTTTGGAATTCTTCTTGCTCGATACGTACGATTTTGCCTGTTTCGCCCCAGTCGAGAGATAAAGCCATCGTTGCGTAACCGCGATCTACGATTTCGGCAAATGCTTTATTTTTGGAAACGAAATTAATATATGCGCCTGGCAATGTTTTATTTTGAAATAGCCAGTAACCGCCACCTAATGCCATAGGATAAGTCTCCTTTATTTAAAATTAATCATTATAGATTTCGTCATTGAAAACTTCAATGACGGGTTTGTTTAAAGTATCTTGTAGTAAAGCTTCGATTTCTTCGATGCTATATTCTCGATCTTCGATAACAGCAGCGATTAAGTCGGCGTATTGTTTAAATCTGTCAGAAGAAATGATTACTTCTGGAGAGAATGTAGGTACTGGAGTAGTATTCTCTACTACTTCGTTAACTACCACTTCATCAGTCTTCTTTGTTCTTGGCATATGTGTTAACCTCTTGATTTTGATGTAAAGTAAGCATAGGATCTTTATCTTGTTTAGTCTTAAGTATGTGATACTCATAAGAGACCTTAAAATGTAAGATGCCGTCCGTAACACGATGACTCATATCGATACCGTTTAACAGGGAACCGTCTGAGAGGGTTATGTATTCGAGGTCGAAATATAAGTCTTCGGTTATCGGATTAATTTGTTCCTGTTGTGCTTCGATATAATCGTCGTCTGAAATAAAGAACATGATATCGAAGTCATTACGTCTGGAGTAACGTATATCCATGATATGTGTTTGTTCTGTATTGAGAGTTTCGATAACGAAACAAGGGAATTGTGCATCTGATTTAATCTCGTCGATGTAGATCGGATACTTAAAAGATTTAAATAATGATTTAGCTATGCCATCGATGATTTCGTTAATGTAGTTCATTATTTGCTCCACGTTGATAAGTAGTCGTCGAGCGCGTTCTTCATAATCTTATCTGAAGCTTTTCGTGTAGCCGCTTCTGCCTTCTCTTGCATGTGTAGGCCCTTAACGAACGACTTAGTAAGACGTTTACCGAGGACGGGAATAAACCGCCCGGACTGTTGTCTGTGGCCGTCGTTAACGTACGATGCATAGGAAGCCGTATTCTGTACCTTAACGGTCGTATCGTTAATACGTTCTGCTTCCCAGGATCGTCTCATGTGTTCCGATTCGGAACGATATGTACCGTCTGGCGAAGTCTTAGTTTCACCGACCGGTGTATTCGCTATCGCTTCGGCTAAATAATGTTGTGCTAAGTCATCGGTGATTGTTTGATTAAGGGACGAGACGTTATCTTGAAGCTCTTGTGTCTTCTTTAATAGCTCGTCGAATCCCGATAAATCGATCGTTACGTTAGCCATTATGTTTACTCTTAAGCGTTAATTGGATCTCTTGGTGAGTGTCGTATAACGCTACTTGTGAGGAAGCTGTATAAGCGAAGCGTCGGTTATTACGGATCACTTCGATATCGGTACCGGGCTTAATTTCGAGATCGGGCGAAATGAATAAGACTACGATCTGAGAAGAGGATGGTAACTTATTAACGATGTCGTTAGATTGAAGCGTTTTAAATGAAACTCGACAAGGGTAACTAACTGCTTCGAGTTCGCCGTTCTTAATTATGCCGGTATGAGGATCTTGAATGGCTTTTTTTTGTTCAGTAAGAATACATGTATCGGTATACAAACGCTCGAAATGTTGACGAGCTACCATTTTAATGTTCGATAACATGTTATGTCTGTACCTTCCAATGAAGTCCATTTTTTAATAAGAGAAGATAGATATGATAAGGTATTGTCGCCGCCAAATTCGATTTCAGTGTCGCCTTCCTTAAGCCGTTTGATTGGTTGAAGGTCGGCTTCTTTAAGAATCAAATCTTTATGGTGATCGATAAACCTTGCGGCTACTCTTTTGTCGAGTAACCCAGATAGTTCGGAAGGCAAATCTTCTAAGTTAAGAATATTAAGAAGATATTGCCGTTCCGCATCATAGATGTACTGAAGAACAGAATCGTACTCTGGAGTCACATTAAAATGTGTTGAGAAACGTATTAGTTCTTTGATAGAATCCATGATATTAACCTATATTATTTTTTAAATGTTGCTTTAACGACTTTAGATTCGTTAGTCAAACCTACGGCATAGTGAGCAGATACTACGATATCAGTAGACAATGCTTTCGCATGACGTTCTGTTTCGAGGTTAGCTTCTGCTTTAGTGTAGATAGTAACAGCTGGAAGAGCTGGAGTACCATCTTCAACTTCTGGAGTCAAGCATACGATGAAGTTGTCGATGTTAGCCTTAGAATCGTCAATACGACGAGAAGGAACGACACGACAGCCAGCGATCATACCGATTTCGCCGTTCATCATAACGTCGTTACCGTATTTATCTTTAGCGATGAAGGAATCGTCTTGACGAAGCACTGTTACTTGAGAAGGAGCGACAAAAAGGACTTTTTCAGTAGCAGTTTCTTCGTTTAATTTATCGATAGCTGCCACGATACCTTTATAAGAAATTTGTTTAGCATCAGTAGCTACCAAAGTAGTAGTACCCAATGCTACTAATACGTCGTTATCAATTTTATCTGCCATAGACAAAGATAATTGATAAGTAGCTTGGCCGACAGGATCGCCTAGACCAGAATTAACTGCTTTATCTGTCAAAGTGATTGCTTTACCAGCTGTTTTAATTTGTACAGTCTTAGTAGAAGCGGACATAGTAGCAGTCGTAACTTCAGCGCCTTCTGCTACGTCTTCGGCCGCACCGATATAAGCCCATGCTGGGATTGTTACAGTGTCACCAGGAACGCCTTTAAGTTCTTCGTTAACAGCTGCGAATTGTGTAAATTTTAATGCTTTAGGCAAGCCAGCAGATACCATATCTTGCATAACTTGAGGGTTAATAATATTTGCGAGTTTCGTTTCATTTGCCATTGTTAGATGGTCTCCTTGTAATTAATTAGTGAGATAATTCTTCATACAAATCTGGATCGGATTCTTGTAGTTTGACGCGATCGAGATAAGATAATTTTTTGAATTGTTCTTTAGTTAAACCGTTATCAGTTTTAGGTGTAGCTTCCCCTGGAATAACTCCTTTAATAGAATCTTGTTTAAATAAATAAGGATCGGATTCTTTTAAAGATTGAATTTGTTCTTGAATACCTGTGATAGTTTCGTTATCGTAAGTGATCTTAGAGCGATCTAATAAGCCTGTTAATATGGATTGATTCATAGCGCCGGCTTGCAGTACTTCTTTAGCGATGGCTGTGTCGATTTTCATGTTCTTAATATTTTCGACGTAATCGGCTTCTCTTTTTGCTGCGGCGTCTTGAAGTTCTTTAATTTGAGATTGTAATGCTTCGTTCGCTTCGTTAGCTTTAGATAACGTGTTAATATCGTTAGTTAGGTTTTCAATTTCTTTTTTAGCGCTCTTGTACGCATCGTTCTTCTCGTTAAATTGAGCTTTAGACACGTAGTTTTTACCATAATCTTCTATAATCGTTGCGCATTGTTCTTCGGAAAGGTTGAGTGCTAATAATTGTTCTTTAGTCATTGAGGGAAACTCCTTAAATTAATACATTTCGTTTGATTATCGTGAGTCACATCTCACATTGAATTAATTAGTTAATTTTGTTCTTTATCGTCTACAAAATTTAAAAAGACAATATAATAAGAGTGGCGCCGACTAGGTTAAGTAATCGGACTTCCACTCTTCATAAGTCATATCGGGTATGTACTTTGTCTTCTGATCTGGTCTGGATGCTCGTGAGTTAAGCGGTACGTTCGGTATCATTGTCGAACGACAATACGGATGGAACGGTGGAGCCGTTATTCCGGGTTTAAAGTCGGACAACGGTACGATATGTTTGTCGAGATGCCTACATGTCGACGATGTATGCTTGTCGAGCGTCGCTAAGATCTGGTATTCTTTTACGTTTAATTCCTTAAAGGAATCGTGTAACGCTAATTCTTGAACGTATGCCGTTTCTGTTTCGACTAAGCGTCGTACATTCGAGATTTGTGTATTAAATGTATGTGATATACGTTCTGTCGTGCGTTCCGATGATTCTTGTGATATAAAGGAACGTGTTATCTCTTGACGTAGCTTGTTAATAAGAACGTCTTTTTGTTGCCATATACGATCGGAGAAGTTTTGTTCGTTCCAGGGTTGTCGTAATGTGGCTAATATCTGTTTCTTAGGTACTTGTCTGAATGTTTGATAGTTACCTAATAGTGATTGTGTAGTATAGGCTGCTTTATAATAACTTGATTCATATTGCTTAAGAAGGAAATCTGTTAAATGAGTATTAGTGTCGGCGGCCATCTCTTCGGCGAATTGCTGTGTCTGTATCCAGAGCGCTTCGATGCGTGAGAGGCGTGAGCGTATGGATGCGTTCTCGAGGAGCTTAATCTGCTTAGGAGATAAGTTCTTCTGTTGTGCCAGCTTTATATATTGTTTAAGTGTTAATTTAAATGCCTTAAGTTCTCGTGCCGTTAATTGTTTTTTGGCTTCTTGTAAGCTTATGCCGTTAGTATTAGCATATTTCTGGTAGAACGACTGTATTTGTGATAATTGTTTCTCGAGCGCATATTCAGTAATCGACGATAGTTCGTTAAACTGTTCTTGTGCATCGAGGATACTTTGTTCTTTATCGCTTAGAAAACGATCTTCCCAGTACATGATTAATTACCTTCGTATGTATAATCTTGGTTAAGTTGTTCTTGTCGTTCTTTTTTAATTTGTTCGAGTTCTTCGTCGACGTTAATCGTAAACGGATGATTAGCTACGAGAGTTCTTTCGGATAGGATACCGACAGAATCTTTAATAGCATTAATCGTATCTTGTTGGTTAACAGGTAAGTCTCTATTAAAGATAAAGTTAATAGAAGTAATAATCGGAAGACTGTTAAGGGAGCGATAGGCGTTAATAAAGTCCACTAAATGATGTAGCGACGCTTGGAATTCCGCTTCGAGATCGTTAGCGTCGAGATCGATATCTGAGTACATCGAATTAATATTCATTTGGTTCGGATTATTCGCCATACGGTCATCCTTCGCATCGAAGCCTCGTCCATTCATAATGATCGCACGTTCTAACTCTTTAATGATCGTCGTATAGTTAGTAGCATCGACATTAACGTTTAATGCTTCGACGTCGCCTTGCACTTCAGGAGTCGAAGAGATTTTAATGACGCCGTGTTTGGCTAAGTTATGTCGGAATTCTTCGAGATTAGTGCCGTCGTATCCTTTGAGGACTAAAATCGTATTATGTACATCTTGAGACATCACGTTAGCGAAGTTAGATATCATTTGATTAAGAGCGTCTTGTAGAGTCTTAATACGATCGAGTAAGAACGTTTCGTCTGAGTTAGGCTTAAACCAGATTAACGGTACGGACGTCCAATTATAAGAAATATCGTTCTTATGGATATACGCTGTATTTAACTTGGATGTATCGGGAACTAGTTGACCGTTAGAATAAATATAATAATGTACGCCTTCTGGTAAGTAATATTCGACGTGTGTTTCGGTCGTCGTAATAGAAGGGCTTTGGTATATTTCGACGTCATAGAAATGAATAAAGGCATCGAGTTGCTTATGTGCTTCGTCGTGCCAGAACGGGATGACGTTTTCTGGTTTAAAGCGTTTAAAGGATAAGTTGCCTTGTTCGTCGATAAATGGATGTAGATAACCGATTGAACATTGGTATACGTCCTTACCTAATTCCTTTAACAGATTCTGGAAGTTTGGGTTAAAGTACTCGGTTACGTCGATATCGTCGTCAGTTTGTGCATCGATTTGTTGTGATAATAGATAATTAGTCTTTTGATCGACTAAGTCGTCGAATAAGTTATTAATGATTTTATTATTAGGTATAATACCGGACGCATCTTGCATTGTATCTTTAGCAGTATATACAAGATGCTTAGGTTCTTGTTGATTGCCTAAATAATATTGTCGGGATAAAAGCATCTTACGTCGTTTTTTGGAGTATAGGAATTTCTCGTATTCGGCTTGTACGAATTGTTGTTCCGAGATACCTGTATTGCGACGTATGATGTCGATCCATTGTTCGGTAGTATTCATTGGATATCCTTTAGTTAATCGAATGAGAATATAGGAGTTTGTGTATTAATCTTTTCGGCGACGCCTGTAAGTGCATCGGGAGCATCGTCATGTAGATTTTTACCTTCACGTTGATAAGAAGTTATGGCTTTATAGAAATCTGGGTATTTATTGTGCCAGTTGTATGGGAAGTATATATGTTCCATAATCCATGTCGCATTAGATAGTATTCGAGATTGTTTATTCTTTGATTGATGGAACGGTATGATTGTTGTGTAATTAGTATTATGTATATCTGTTAAATAATGAGATATTTGACGTGAGAATCCTCGGCCGCCGTTGTTCGATTCGATATACGCTTCGTTAACTTTATAATCGAACAAATGTTTTGCGACTAAGGGCTCTGTTATCTCCATCGGTTCGTTTGTGTATATAACGTCGAGAATATAAGCTTCCTTTTGTCGGATGCCGTATATGATCGAACATAGATAATCGGTACCCGTATCGGCTGTATCGGTATAAGACTGTATCTTCTCAAATTGCGGAAGATCGTCGTATATCTTTAGTGATGAATAAAGTTGACCTTTAAGGTCGATCGGTTCTTGTTGGTAGTTAGCATAAAAGATATCGGGCGATATTAATTTCTTTTTCTCCTCGTAAGATTCTCTAGAGAGTACTTCGTCACATAACATCGTTCCGTCGTCTTGAAGTGCTTTAAGTGATACGACTTCGGCATCGTCTTTGAAGTGATTAATAATACGACCAGCCAGGTCATCTGAGGCCCAGCGTGTCATAATAATAATGATTTTGCCGCCCTCTTCTAAACGAGATAACATCGTATTAGTGAACCATTCGAAGTGAGCTTGTTTCGTAAGTTGATTATTTGCCTCGAGAGCATTCTTTATAACGTCGTCTATGATCATTAACGTACAGCCGAACCCTGTAGCCGTACCGGAAGGCGATGTAGCAAGGTAAGATGAATATTGACCTTCGAGGCTCCACATATTCATAGCCGCATCACCTTGTTTAATCTTTGTATTAGGGAACACGTCGGAATAGACCGGTGTAAATGGATCGGCCTTATTCGTTTGAATAGCATTTCTGACTGACTTAGCAAATTGTGTCGATAGTGTTTCGTTATAGGATCCCGTCATAATCTTTTGTGTCGGATCTTTACCGAGATACCATTCAGTGAACATAATAGCTGTTCTAGACTTACCAGTACGAGGTGGCATAGATACTATTAATACTTTCTTAGTAGATTGTGATACGAAATGTTGTAGAGTAGCTGTTAAATGAAGGAGATAAGGCCGCGATCTCTTATAAAAATCTGGAGCCATTAATTCGCAATAGTCGAAGAAATCTCGCCTAGCGAGCTCTAGCTTCGCTTGGTATTGGATATGTTGTTTTAGCTCTGGCGTCATTCTCATTTGGCTTGCTTTAGGAATTCGTATCACCTCCTCTGAGTGTTCGTATGTGTTCGTATAAGTTCAAAAATACATAGGGAAAGTTAATCGGGTTTATTATCAATTAGAGATCGTAGCTCTTCTGTCGTTAACGATTGAACCGGATTATTAATCGTCGTATCCATCTTGATACGTTGTTCATAAGCAGCATCCATCTTGTTTAAGATGTCGAGTGCTTTAAGTTTGTCGTTGTATCTTACGTCGTCGCTATATATCCATTGAGTAAGTAAGTTACGACGTTCTTCTATTGTTGCTACCCTATGATCAGTAGTTTGTCTAAATCGTTGTTGTAATTCGGCTATATAAGCCTTGCACGCAGGTTTATTAAGGTTCTCCAAGCCCATGTTATTAACGACCGATGGACTTGATTTTGAATAACCAGCTTTAATAACGGCTTCGTTAATAACATTCCCGTTAGAAACATATTCTTCACAGAACCTGGCTTGTTTAGGAGTGAGTGTATACCCATCAACAACGATTCTTCCACGGGAGTCTTGCGTTATGGCGATGGATCTCACCTCTTTCATTGTTCAATGTATTAGGTATTAATAAGTAGTTGGATATAACTACGAATATATGTTTGGTTGATAGGGCAAAAAAAAGAACCCTCGTCGGAGGGTGTCTTTTTTCTACAGTAGTAAATTTTAATCAAAGATGTTTTAAGAAAAGGACTAAAATTATGACATCTTTATAAGGGTAAATAATAGGAGGTAAATTTTAAATGTTTTGTACCCTCTAATATTATATTATGGTCTTAAGGGGAAATATGGGGAAGATGTTGTTATTATTATTAATAGTATTGTTAGTAAGAGATATATAAGAAGCTATTAAATAAAAAGAGGCGGTCGATTTGTGTTCGGCCGCCTTTGTAGTTCTTAAGTTGTTGGTTCGTTAATATAACGACATGATCATCATCGGTAAGTACATCGTTAGTAGTACAAATAATATGATTAATAATAGTTCGTTATCCATTGTTGCCTCCATGTAATACTTCACATACTTGTTTGAGGGCTTCGACATGAATATATTTAATAGCTCGGAAGGTACATCCTCTATTCTGTGTATACGATTGTTCCCAGTTACTAGCAATTTGTACAAGAGGTATGTCGTTTAAGTAGTAGTTTGTAAGCAGTAACTTATAGCGGGCATCGGGTACCTTATTAATAGTACTGATGACCTCTTGTTGAATAGCGATATATTCTTTTTGAGAGGCTAACTCTTCTTGTTTGTATTTTGTAAGAAGTGATTGTAACTCGCTATCGTCGATACGTGTTATATCTTGTTGATAGAGTTTAGTTAAGGCATTCGATTGCTTAAGGTTTGTTTTGGCATCTCGATATCGATATAAGTATTTACGGGCTAGATTAGTATTATAATATGGATGTTCTTCGTTGAAGAGAGGTTGTTCTATATAATTATTAGAGTTATCTAGTAGTTCTTTGATTAAAGCTTTTTGTTGTTTAGTATATTTCATAATTAAGTCCTTTAGTATTTTATATATTAATAATAAGAGAGATGATTAGGTAAGCTATTAAGGAGAATAAGGCGATCACGGTGTACACGATCGCTTTTAAATAGAATGTCGATACGATGACTACACGATTATTCTCGTGGTCGATAAGGATATTAGGTTCTTCGTTCGGTTGTTGTCTTCTAATGTTGATTGTCATGAGATAGTGCCTTTCTTAATTTCTTGAGCGCTCTGGATTTAGCATCGGATACTAAGTTTAACTTTAGATGTAACCGTCTAGCTATTTGATGTATGGATAAGTTCTTGTAGTACAGAAGTATAATGACTTCCTTTTCTCGGTCGCTTAAGCACGACATATCGATCGTAGGTTCAGTCATATCGTCGAGTACGTCGTCGAATGCTTTTGAGGCTTGTTTATCTTCGACATGTTCTAGGATCGATACTTCTCCTTCTCCATCGTTACATAAGCGATCTAATTCTTCGACTGAGAGCGTATTAAGTATCTCGATTACGTTGTGCTCCTTGATGTTGGTGATATCGGAGATGGCTTCTGTCGTGATTGGTTTATTTAGGCGTTCAAGAAGTTCTTTAGCCTTATTAATCTTCTTAAGCTTCTCGATAGCTGCTTGAGGCAAGCCTATCGTTTTATTTCGTCTAAGGTAATCGCATATCTGTCTAAAGATACCTCGACGCATATAGGTCGTAAAAGAAGCCTTGTGAGTATAATCATAATTCTCGAACGATTCGAGTACAGCAATCATACCTTCTTGGAATAAATCCTCGATGTCGTCGACGTTCTTATATATGGATGCAATACTAATAATTTGTCCGCACTGATTTAATACTAAGTCTTCTTTGATTTGTTTCTTACGTCTTAGAGATGGTGTTTCGTGGTACTCCTTAAAGAGAGCTTTTTCTTCTTCTTTAGTAAGGTATTCTGTTGTAGGTATTAGATAAGATAGTTTCATATTGTTATATAAGTCCTTTATGTTATGTTATGTAATAAGTTAAGCTATTAAGAATGATGAATGGCGGCCATCCGCGCAAATAAAAAGAGCGCCGGAGTATGTAAAGCTCTCGGCGCCCGATCCAGTGTATTAAATTGTCTTTGCTTGTTCGCCGTTCAGTGATATATTACTCACCGTATAGTGGCGTTAAGCGATATTTTAGATGAAATTTTAATGAAGTTTCATCTTAATCTATGTTGGTTAAGCAACTGTGTCTTGTGGCTTAGTATCAGAATCTTCTTCAAAATCTTTAACAACTGCTCCTTCTGGAATAATTCCAGTTGTCATACTATAAGAAATGCTTTCTGGATAAAGCGTAAAATTTATCACATAATAAATTCGTTTACAAACCTCTGTATTTACAATTGCTATTTGACATGTTCGAATACTGTCTGTTTGACAGTTTTGAATACTGTCCTCAGGATATTCTGTTTCTTTAATTTTTACACAATAAACCTTTAATTTTGGAGAAACTTTAGCAATAAGCCTTTCACTAAATTCTTTAACTTGAGTTTTGCCCATTAAGTGATAATAAAATCGATCTACATTATATTTGTTAAGGAATCTTCTACCTATTAAACTATATATTTTTGATGTATATATTAATTCGTCGTTATTAAGAGTAATTGTTCTTTCATCCATGTTGTTAGTCCTCGCAATCTGTTTCCATACCTAAAATACTAACGCCAGCTGTTACACGTTCATAGTTGTAAAAACTACCATCTAGATACATGCAATTATAAATAATATCATCTTTGTATAAAGTTGCAGTTACTGCAAATTCTCGTTCGTCACCCGCATCATGCTGTCCATGTTCATAACCAGCGAATGAAGACGTTATATAAAAATAATCTCTAAATTTATCGCAAATAAGCATCTTTAAATCATATAATCGCTCTTCGATACAGGCATCGCTATTCATAATATCTAAAAATAAATAGCGATCGCAAAATCGTTTTTCTAAGTCTTTAATATTTTTCTTAATAGATTTTTCACGTTCTGTCATATTATTTAGCCGCCTTGTTTAATCTTTGAATATCTTCTCGGGATCCATTTTGTTTATAGTAAGCTACAACATTATTGAACCATGCTTCATTACCAAATAAAGCTTTAGTTTGTTCTCCAAACGTTAAGAATGTATTTTTCGATAATTTAGTAGTTAGTTTATCGTTAACCAAAATAGGGTTTACCATATATTTAGCACTCTTAGCTGTACCATCTTGATATAAAATATTAGCTTTTTTAGCTAAACTAATATACGTAGTTGCAAGGTCTTTAGATAAGTTATGTTTACTATTAGCTAATAAATTGGTTATGCCGGCAAGCCCGATAATGTCTGAGTTAGTATCTTTATTAATAATGTAATTGCTGTTGTCCATA